ACCCGAGGCCCGCAACTGTATTACAATTGAGAACGAAGAAAACTCATGGGGGTTAAATGATTGTCTTACTATTAGTGATGTTGTTCCTATTGTCCTCGATATACATCATCATTGGATCCGAGAGGGAGAGTACATTAACGCCAACGATGACCGTGTTAAGAGGGTTGTTGATAGCTGGCGTGGTATGCGGCCTACTTGTCACTATTCAGTTAGTCGTGAGGATTATCTTATCGACCACGACCAGTCTACCGCACCTGTTCATGCCCAGCTTATTCTAGAAGGCTACAAAAAGCAAAAGCTCAGAGCACATTCAGACTTTTACTGGAACACAGCAACGAATGAATGGGCATTGAGCTTTTTAGGTACGCACGATATCATGTGCGAAAGCAAGGGCAAGAATCTAGCCAGCTTTGCGCTTTACGAGCAGGCTAAAGAACTTACTCTGCTTTAGGCGTTTTAGGCTTACGTGGTTTCTTAACAGCTGATGCTTTTTTAGCCGCTGGCTCTTTCTTAACCTTAGGGCCTTTAGCAGGTTTTCCATCAGCAATAGCAACAACTACACCAGCATCGTTTACTAGCGGTGTGCCGGCTGGAACTGGTGCAACGTCAACAACTGGTGCTGGTGCTTCTACTTTATATTCAGCAACAGATGCTTCTTGCTTTTTAAAGAAACTTTTGATAAATTTTAACATGGTATATTATCCTCCATGTTATTTATATCGCTAAATATTACACTATGTATAATTTTATTCGTTATGTTAGCCTAAATGAAGGAAAAACTCCTAAAACTTTAGAACAAACTAAATTGCCTTACAAACGCGATGCGTTAGAACCTAGTATCAGTGAGGATACTATCAACTACCATTATGGAAAATTATACAAAGGATATGTTGATCGGTTTAATAACGGCGAAGGCGATGCTGATTTTAATGAAGCAGGTGCATTTTTACACGATTTATTGTTTACTCAATATCAAGAACCTGCAAGAAGTAATGATCCAGACGGTTCTGCTGGCGAGTTTATAACTAAACATTTTAAAACATTTGACAAATTTACAGCTGATTTTGAAAAAGAAGCAATGAAAATACAAGGTAGTGGTTGGGTATACCTAGCTCGAGATGGTAAAATTAAAACTATCAAGAACCACGAAATTAAGATGGATATTGTTTTAATAGTTGACTGGTGGGAACATGCGTGGGCATTAGACTATCAAAGTGAAAAGAAAAAGTATCTATCTAATCAATGGAAAATTATCAACTGGAACGTTATTAGTTCTAGAATTGGTCTAGCGTCTTAAGACTGCTAACTGGCATATCCCAAACTTTACGTGCTTCTACGCCTTTTTCTTGGGCAAACTTTTTAGCATCGCAGTTGCCGCATACATGATAATAGTTATTATCTAAACGTTTAGGATCTATGTCTCCTTTGTCTCGTTTAAAAATTCCCTGACAACAATCGCAACTAAAAATCACAATACGTTTTTTACGAAAATAACTATGATAGTTACCGCGTTTGCTCACACGTATGTGCTGTGTTTGTTGATATTCTATGCTCAAGTACATGCTAGTATTTACATTTAATTTACATTAAGATTATAAAAAGCCTTTGATAAATAACATATCGAGGGCAATCATGATCACAATCTCTGAATCAGCAAAAGCAAAAATCAAGGATTTACTCCTTGAAGAAAACAATCCTAAATTAGCATTACGTACATTTGTACAAGGTGGAGGCTGTAGTGGCTTCAGCTACGGTTTTACATTTGACGAAGAAATGAACGAGGATGATTTTGAAATCCCGTTAGACCAATATAAAGTACTTGTAGACAGCATGAGCATGCAATACCTCACAGGTGCAGAAATAGATTATAAAGAAGATTTAATGGGTAGTAGTTTTAGTATCAAAAACCCTAATGCAACAACAACATGCGGCTGTGGTAGCAGCTTCGGAGTTTAATATATGTCACAACAATTAGTTAACGTAGGTGTACAAGGTAATGACGGTACAGGCGATAGTATTCGCGATAGTTTTACCAAAATCAATAATAACTTTACAGAGCTGTATGCTGTATTTGGTGCTGGCGGTCAAATTAAATTTAGTAACTTAGCAGACGCACCTGGTACGGCAAGTTTTAGTATTACAAATATTGTTGCTGGTAGTCCGTCTACTGGTTCTACAACTATAACATTTTCTAATCCAAATGTATTATTAAGTCCATTTACTACAGGACAAAATATTACTATTAGCGGTTGTTCGCCATCTGGTTATAATGGAAACTATTTAATTACAGCAGCATCATCTACTACTATTACTGTAATCAATAGTACCACTGGTACAGCTACGACATTAGGTGCTGTGGCAAGTACAGCTTATAGTGCTAATCAAATTATTATGGCAAATACTAGTGGTAGTGCATTATCTGCAAGAACACTAGTGGCTGGCACAAATATTACCATCAATAATTCAAATAATAGTACGTTAACTATTAGTTCAACAGCCGGCACACTTCAGAGCGATTCTAGTCCGACATTAGGAAATTTTTTAAATGCGGCAAATTTTACTATTGGGCGTTTGTCTGATCCTAGTCCAGCACTAGTAGCACAATTTAATGCGTTTTATGGCTCAGTAAATCCTAGCTTAACTACTACACTAAATCAAATGCCAGTTACTGTTGGCTATGCCAACAGTAACTTTTTACCAATTAATCCAGCAACTGGTAGTGTTATTGGGGCATTAAAAGTTCGAAATGAACCTACTACACCACAAACCAGTGATTCAGATTACGATGCAACATTACAAGGAAATTATGTAGCTACTGAAGCGATACAACGCCGTCATGCAGTTCGTCGCGATGGCGATACCATGTCTGGCACGTTGACTCTTAACGATCACCCTGCACCGCTAAACGGTAAAGGTATTGTTAATTCTTCAACCGATTTACAAGCTGCTACAAAATATTATGTTGATAGCAACACATACTATAGCGGTGTTAATTTATATGTTAGTGCAACAAAAGGTGATGATTTACAAAGAAATACACCTAGTGGAAGACAAGGTCGTGCTTGGCAATATGCCTACAAAACTGTAGGTGCTGCTGCATTACAAGCTGACAATTTAATAAATTTATCTTCAATAGAACCCGGACCGTATCGTCAAACTATTGTTTATACAATATCTCCAACCCAATATAAAAGTACAGTTCAAAGTGTAACACTAGTGGGAGGAAATAGTGGCATCCAAGGATACATGGATGCTACAGCATTATTACAAGCTAATAGATCATTCATTCAAGCTGAAACTATTGCTTATCTAAACAGAAAATATGTAAATCAATTTACATTTAGTCAAGCACGTTGGGCCGGTATTATTGATAATATTTTAACCAGTATTGGAAACGATCTAGTATTTTCTAATGGATCGGTTGCTCCTTTATCAAACTACAATAGTATTACCCAGGCTAGTTTATTATTAAACAATAATAATTCAGACATTATTTCAAATTATTATATTCAACTAGTTGATGCTATCGGTTATGCTCAGGCGCAACTGGCAACTTATTCTTATAGCATAACCAATACACAAACATACATTGGTTCAGTTATAGATGCTGTTGCATCTGATGTAGTATTCTTATCAAATTACCAAAGTATTCAAGCAGCTTTGGCATTTTCGTATGCTAATACAGGACTAACTACAACTGAAATTGTCGGAGCATTGACTAATTTATCAAGTGTAATTACAAGTTCAGCCAGTTGGAATTCTAACATTACAACTGCTCCAACTACTTCAACATTTATTGCCAACACAATAACATCGATTATTAATATTATTCAGTCTGGCAATATACCAAATCCTACTTTCCCATCAATTGCTACAACAACTACTGGTCAGGTAAGTGCTCAAAATTTATTAATTAATAATATTCCTTTCATACAAGCTGAAATAACAGCGTATATCACAGCAAATTATCCAAATGTAAGCTATAGTACATCGTTATCACAACGCGATATAAAGTATATTGTTTGGAGTTTAGTATACGATTTAATGTATGGAGGTAACAGTCAAAGCGTTTATGCAGCAAATCGTTACCGCTACAATGCTACACTACATTTAAACTCTAGCGAACAACCTGTCTGCGCAGCTGCGGTTGGATATTTAAATACCCTAGCACAAAACATTATTAACAACACCTTACTTGGTTCTGGTAGTACTACGCTGTATCAATCTAGTGTAGTTCAGTATACAAATGCAACATACCTAAACGGTGGTAGCGGATTTATCAATGGTGGCGCAACAACAATTTCGTCATCAATTGCTGCAAACATTGCAACAATACAACATGTAATCGATGGCACAAATACTAGTCCTACTGCAACTGCTCCTACATATTCTAATGGTAATAGTATATTACAAAGTATTAGAAGTATATTAACTTCACAAAAAGTTGGAGATACCTTTACAGGAAGTATTGCTACTAATACTTTAACAATTTCTGGAAGTGTTACAGGAAGTGTGCCGTTTGGTATAGGTGATACTATTAGCGGAGCAGGCGTAATCGATGGTACAATAATCACTGGCGGATCAGGATTATCCTGGACAGTTAATAATGCCCTAAATCTCAGTCTAGTTCCTATGACTACTGGACTAGTTCAAGGAGCAATCAATTATATCAATGCTACGTACTCTATTATTAATGATACAACAACTAACACTATCATTACTAATTTGTTTAGCAGCATTACCAATTTATTAAATGTAGGGGTACCTAACAGGACAGTTCCAACTTTTGTCAACCCTACAGGATTACCTTCTGCAAATAGTCAGGCACAATCAGCATTATTGGCCAATATTCTATTCTTGCAAAACGAATTTACATCTTGGATTGCTGTAAATTATTCTACAACTACTATTGATGTTATTTCTACTAAACGTGCATTAGGCTATATCATCGAAGCATTAGCTTATGATTTAACTTACGGTGGAAATACAGCAAGCAGTGCCGTAGCACAAACATTTATTGCCAGTGCAAATGCTATTGGTGCAGGATTAAACAGTTTATATGTTGCTGCATTAACACAAATTTCAACAACTATTGGTACTGTATTGAGCAACAGTCCTGCTAGTGCAAGTTTAGGAAATTATCTGTCAGTTACTGGTGTTACAGTATCAACTCCTAGTACAGGATATGTTCAATTAAATTTTGCTAGTCAAACTTCTGCTCCATTTACAATTGGCCAACAAATTACTGTTCAAGGGCTAACACCTAGTAGTCTTAACTCTACAACTGGTACATCATTTACTGTAACTGGAGTAGGAACAAATTATGTTCAATATGCAAATACTACTAATAGTACCGTAGGGTTTGTTAGCGGGCAAGGACAAATCACTACACAAGTTCAATATTCTGGTTGGAGTTCTGCCAGCGGAGTTACAACAGGAACACAAGCAACTAACTACCAAACAACTACTTCGCTACTAGGTGAAATAATTACTATTGTTGGTGCTACTACAGTAACTACTTCGACTACGAATAATATTACCACTATTTCAACAGTAACAACTACAGGTGGCGGATCTAATACAGTTAACTATACATTAACTAATCCGTTAATTAGTAACTCAGTTTATAATTCAACATACATTAATGCTAGAACATTAATTAACAATAATTATATTACAGTTGGAACAGCAACTACAACTTATCTTGCAAACAAATACACCGGTGGATTCAACTATAATCAAGCAACTTGTTCTAGAGATATTGGTTTAATTGTTGATGCCATGGTTATTGATATGCGTGTTAACGGTACATATCAAAGTATCAATGCAGGTCGAGCATATTATAAAAATGCTTCAGCACAAGGTATTGCTATTGGAACACAATATACTGAAACTATAGATGGACTAACATTTGCATTTGGTGATGGTAGCGGCAGTAATGTTGGCCTAGTATATCAAGTTTTAAATCAAACTACCAATGTTCAACGCTATCAAACACTAGTTACTCAGCAAACTAATGCTACATTAAGCACAAATTATAACCCAACTACTCCTGCCATTAATACTTACACAAGTCAATGGTACATTGCCTATAGTATTATTACTACCGGACTCGGAGCAGCTCCTGCTATAACTACTAGTACATACGGTACTGGTTATTATAGTATCACATTTAATAACGGCGGTAATGGGTATGTAGATCAAGGAACACCCGGAGATGTACATATTATACCAGGCAAGATATTGATTGGTAATTCGTCTAATGCACTTGGACAAATTATAAGTTACACTCCCGGTAAACAACCTCTTAGCACGGTTCCATATGATACAATTAACATGTATCTAACACAACCAGGATTCTTCCAAGTTGGGGAATATTTGGATTATGGCGAAACTGTTAGTAATTTAAATATTACAATTTTTGTAGAAAGCGGAATTTATTACGAAGACTATCCAATTAAAATTCCAGCAAACGTGACCATTAGCGGAGATGATTTCCGTCGTACAATTATTCGACCATTAAATCGTATCAGTCAAAGTCCATGGCGTAATGTATTCTTCTATCGAGACGGTGTAATTGATGCCTTACAAGTTGGGCCAATAAATTATGCAGGAACCGATTATGCTCAGTTATCAGCTACTGCATTAACTATTGGAGCTACATCTGGCACATTTACTGCTTCGCTTGGTAATGGAGTACAGGCCATTTCAACATGGCCAGGTCTGGTATTAACTGAAGCTGTATATCAAGTAACCAGTGCATCTATAAACACTAGCACAAATGTAGCTACGTTGACTTTCCAGACTATTCAAGGCAATTTAATGCCATCTAGTCCGTATATTGTTGGTCAAAATATTAATATTGAAGGGATGACTCCTGCTTCATATAATGGTGTGTATGCAATCAATACTATCAATGTAACAGGTGCAGGTACTAGTGGCGGAACTGCCACTATAACAGTTTACAATTACTCTACTACTATTAATGCAACTAGTTACGGTAATATTGTAGCAGGTAAGGCAGTAATTAACACAGTTAGCGGTAACGTAATTAATTGTACAACAATTTATCCATTTACAGCTACACAAACATACGCAGCAAATAGTTGGCATTTATTTGGAACTATTAATTACGGACGTCATTACCTAAGTAATCCATTAGATATTAACAGTACTCCATTGAATAATCAAAACATGGATGTATTCTTATGTAATGATGCTACACGTATTAAATTGTTGACTATGCAAGGCCATGGCGGATTTGCTATGGTACTTGATCCAACTGGACAAATTAAAACTAAATCGCCATATGGTCAAGAAAGTGCAGTGTTTAGTGCAAGTATAAACGCACAAGCATTTAGGGGCGGACAATTTGTTGACGGATTTACTGGAAGATTATTTGGTAATATAATTGGTATTGCTAGTGCCAATGGTACTGCCGGTTTATCAGTTACTATTCAAGGTACAGTTAATAGTGGTCTTGATGTTAGACCACCGCAAACACCATGCGCATTTTACTTGCAAGGTTTTAGATATCAAGTCAACAATGTTACAAGTTATAATGCTAATGCTACTATTACAACAGCTGCTTATGTAAGTGGCGGAGCAATTGGTGCAAAGACTTTAACTATTGCTAGTAATTTACTAGTGTTAGTTGGTCAAGTAATTAGTGGTACTGGTATTCCTACTGGAACTTATATTAAATCTATCAGCGGTACTACACTAACTCTTTCAGCCGCATTAACAACACAAGCTGCCGGAACATACACATTCTATGCTCCTCAAGTAACTGTTACATTAGATGTTAGTACACCGTTTAACCCTGCTGTAATTTACAGTAGTGCTGCATTTGCAAGCAACTTAGGTAATATTGTCGATGCTATTGCATACGATAATGTGTTTGGTTCAAACTATCAAAGTGTTAAACAAGGGTTGATTTATCTTGCACCTCAAAATGCTGTTACAACAACAGCTGAGTTATTTGTAATTCAAGGGCTTAACTATGCAAATTCATTAATTAATACATTGAGTTTACAATCGACTACCTTGACTACAGTAGCATCTTCTCTTGCCAATATTACTAATATTATTGCAAATGGAACAGTTAGTGTACCAACATTAGTTTATCCCGATCCTGTTGGTGTAACTAGTACTGTTAGTCAGGCTCGTAAAAATATAACTTTGAATAAGAATTTTTTACAATCTGAAATCTCAGCTTGGATCGCAAATAATTATGTAACAACTAGTTTATCAAATTATACAGCTACTAAATCTCAAAGAGATGCTGGGTATATTATTGATGCGATTAGTTATGATTTGTTATACGGCGGCAATTCATCAATTTATGATATAGCACAAACATTCTATACTTCAAATTACAACGGTACTAGCCAGTTAGGTACAAATGCACAAGTATGTATTGCAGCATATATACGCCTAAACACCGTAATACAACAAGTTATTCAAAATCAAGTTGTAACTCCAAGCAATGGTAATTTGCTAACTCAAAATCTTACAACTTACACAGCCGCCACAGAAACTTTAAGTAGTGTTGTAATTGGCTCTAGCGGAACATTTACATTTGCAACTGCTCCACGAACTTTAGTTGTTGGTCTAGCTGTTACTATTAGTGGTACTAATACTGGATCAGGTAGTGTAGCAAACGGTACATATTATATTACAACTTGCACACAAACATCATTCACTTTATCTAGCTACTCGGGTGGTGCAGCGATTTCAACTACAGCAGGTACGCCAGTGGGATTAACATTTGCGTTTAGTGTCGAAGCATTGGCTATTTCCACATTGTTTAATACATTAATTGATTATGTTGCTGACGGCGCATTTAACGATACTGTAGCAGCAACTATCACTGCTGGTAGTACAACTATTACCAATTTGTCTTATAGCCCGTATTTAACTAATGGAGTAACTGTTACAGGTACCGGTATTCCAGCAAGTACAACATTAAGTAATATTAATTTTTCAACTGGAACCGCAACACTAAGCAATGCAGCTACTGCAACAAGTGCTAGCACAGGCGGCAGTAATCAAGATGGCACTATATTATTAACTGTAGGATCTCCAGCTGTTACTCGTACACCACCAGTAATTACAGCGCAAACTACAAGTGCTATTACTGATTTTTATACATTATCTAATAATAAGATTGCTAGTGTAACCGCAACTTATTCTAGCGGTGGAGCAAGTGGTGCTAGTTCATTCACTATATCAAACAGCGCAAATACAACATTAAGCAATGTACAAGCAACTGGACTAGCAGGAACATTCACTTGTAATAGTGCAAAACTAGTACTCGGTAATACTGTTACAGTAACCGGGTCTGCAGGTGGTACTGGAAGTATTTCTGGATATACAACTGGTAATATCTACTATATTATTTCTGTAACTGGCACAACAGGATTTACATTATCTACAACATTGAATGGTAGCCCAATCACTACTACTATTGGTACATTAACCATGACATTTACCGAAACTGGTAGTGTGTCAGGTATATTGCCTGGAATGATTGTTACAGGTACTGGGGTACCTGCAGGAACAGCAGTTGCTAATACATATGTTCCAACTAGCTCAACTATTCAATTAGTTAGTGCATCAACTGGGTTACCTGTAACATTGACTGCACAGGCCGCTGGAACATACACTTTTGGTACTAGTACTATCGACATTGAAGATGCCGCTGTTAATTATATCAACGCTGGTGCCAATATTGGTATCAACATTGAAATGGGCGGTAATAAGTCAATGTTGAGCAATGACTTTACTATGGTAAACGATTTAGGTTACGGATTATTAGTAACTAACGGTGGTGCAGCAGAAGCTGTAAGTATGTTTACATACTACAACTATGTAAGCTATTGGGCATTAAACGGTGGACAAATTCGTTCTGTTGCTGGCTCAAGTAGCTATGGTGTGTACGGATTACGTTCAAGTGGTAGTGATGTAACTGAATTACCTAATGCTGTGAATTTGGCCAACGACATGGTTCAAACAGCACGTATCTACAAAGAAGGTATTTTTGCTAGTTCGCAAACAACAGCTACAAGTTTAAATTTAACTGTATATATTATTAACTACGAGTATCCTCCAGAGCCAACAAGCGAATTAGAAATTGATCACACAGCCAGTGGTGGAGTGATTACTAGATATTTAATTAATACAGTAAGCCATACTACAGTATATGTAAATGGTCAAAATGTATTGTCTCTTGCATTGAGTACTTCAGGTACAAACAGTACAACTACAACAGGTCTAGCATACCCGTTATATGACGGACAACTAGTAACTATTCGAGTATTGCAAAATATTAAATTCTACAATATCACTAACGTTAAACCTGTTCGTCCAAGTACCGCATTACAATATAGTACTAATTTAGGTTCTATCTATCGTATTATTAGTTACGGATTGACTGAAAGTACTGGTGAACAATTGCCAGCAAATACATCTGTGTTAACTACAGATAGTTCGTTTGCTTACATATCATTTAATCATGATACAAGTAGTATACAAAATGCTGACTTAGTAAATTATGCGGCTAAAGGATTTGTTGCAATTAACGGTTCAGGAAATAATACAAGCAGCACAACGCTAACAGTTAATCAAGTTAATGGTACAATTATTGCTGGACAAATTCTTGGAGGCATTGGTTTTACCAATCAAACTGTATCAACTGTTGTAACTAATACAGCAGTAACAACAGGATCTACAATTAGCAACACTGGTGTATTTACAGTTGGCACATTAGGATCAGGAACTGTTGCCATCGGTATGGTGCTAACTGGTACTAATGTTACAGGCACTGTTTATATTATATCTAATATTAGCGGTAGCGGTAGCGGTAGTACATGGCAAACAAATACTACTAGCGCAGCTACAAGCGGTGCAATTACAGGTACAAGCTATACTGTAACATTAAGCGGTGTTCCAACACTGACTCCGTATGGACCTGTAGTATTTTCAACACAATCACAAGGTTCAAAATTAGGTGATAGTAAAATTGCTGTTTTGGCATCTAGCGTATCAACAACTATTAACCAAATTAACCAAGGTACATATCTAACAGGTTGGGGTGGTAAAGTTTTCCGTGTATTAAGCTATACACAATCAAATATACCTGCCAGCGGATTATTCAATCAAGCATTAAGCACTACAGCATCTAGTACAGGTATTATTGGTAATGGGTTAGCCAGTGCAAGTATTGGAAATATTTTTACTCCGTTAAGTACTATCACAGGATCATTTACTGTGGGCATGGGACTTACTGGTTCAGGTATAACTAATAGTACATATATTACCGCTGTTAATTCAGCCGTGTTTATTGGTACTATTAGCACAACTACTTTAACCATTAGTTCAGTAACAAGTGGAACCATATCAATTGGTATGGCAATTACAGGAACTGGCGTAACAGCTGGAACATATATTGTTTCAGGTAGCGGTACAAGTTGGACATTAAATCAATCAGCGACGGGTACTCCTACGACAGGTACAAGTTATACTGTTAACATTGGTCAACTAGTAACAAGTAATACATTTACAGGTTATAGTACAACAATTTATCTAACAGCAGTTGCTGGAACAATTACAAATAATTCTCTAATAACAGGTGCTGGTTTTAATGGTACACAAAGCATTGTAAGTTTTACACAACCAACATTGAGCACAGCTCAAATTGTGTTAAATGTTGCACCAAGCGGTGTACCGAGTGGAACATTGACTATAGGAACAGCTACTAATGCGTTCTTAACTATTGATCCAAATAGTGTTTACAACTTATCAAGTATTGGCACAGGTGTTAGTGCTATGACGTTTGCTAGCCAAACACTACAACCTAATAGTACAAGTAGTAAATTTGTTACTTATAATATTCCCTACAACGCCAATGCTATATTACCACCAGTAGATAGTTATATAACAATAGCAAACCAAGCCAATACTAACTATAATGGAACTTATCAAGTAGTAGGTATTACTAATAAAACTCAAATTACAACAAGTAGCACTAGTAGTTTAACTACTGGTATGGTTGTATCTAGTATTAATACTAGTATTACTATCACCGGTATCACTGCTAGTACACCTGGTGTAGGTTATTTTACTGTAACTTATGGCACACAAACTAGTGCGCCATTTAGTATTAATAGCGTTATAGTAATTGCAGGTGTTACTGGTACTACAGCATACAACGGCACTTATACTGTTTACTCATTAGTAAGTGGAACAGGACTTACTGGAGTAGTCATTGCAAGTACAACTACTGGGTCGGCAACAGTCACAGGCGCTACTATTTCAAATCCATTTAGTTATGTTCCAAGTGGAACAATTGTTCAAAGTATTGATAGTTCAACACAATTTACTGTAAGTCCTGCTTGTTGGGTTCAATATGGATCCGTAGTAAGTAGTCAACTATTAGGAACAGTAGCTAGTGTAACTATTACCAACGGCGGTAGTGGGTATACAAGCCCACCAACAATAACATTCTCAGGTGGAGGGGTAACAAGTCCTGCGCAACAAGCTATTGCAGTTTGTACAATCAGTGGCGGAAGTATTAGCGCTGTTACTGTTGTAAGTCCTGGTTTTGGATATACCAGTACTCCAACGATTACATTAAGTTCAGTACTAGGAGGCGCAATATTGACACCGGTCATTACTGTGCCAACAGCAGTAAGTGTATCTGCTAATGCAGGTGTCAATACTATACAAGCTCAATTATTGTACTCAACTGATCCAGGCACTAGCGGCAACGCTACAGCCGTAGCAACTACTACTGCTACTATGTCATCTAGTAGTATCAATAGTAGTGGTGTGTTATCAATTGGATCTGTATCCGGCACTGTTACAAATGGTATGATATTAACTGGTGCAGGTATAGCACAAGAAACAAGTTTATCAGTTGCATCTGTCAGTACTAATACCGGTACAGTTACATTTACTGTAATTACATCGCTAACAACTCCATACGCTGTTGGTCAATTAATTACTGTTACAGGCATGGTTCCGACTGGTTATAATGGAACTTATCCAGTTACCGCTTCTAGTACAACTACATTTAGCAGCACATCTGGATTTATATCAGGTAATACATTATCATTAACTGGTACTATAACTAATAGTTCAAACATTTCAATTGGTAGTGTGGTAACTAGTGCAAATATTACTGCTGGTACATATATTACTGGTATTAATACAGCAACATTTACTAGTACTATTAGCAGTACAACACTAACAATAGCAACAATTTCTGCAGGAACAATTAGCGTTGGTATGGTATTAAGTGGTGGTACAGTGACAGCTGGAACTTATATCAGTGCGTTCTTGGGCGGGACAGGTGGAACCGGCACATACACATTAAATCAAAGTGCAACTGGAACTCCTACAACAGGTACAAGTTATACTGTTAATACCAGCCAATCGGCAGCAAGTGCAAGTGTATCAGGTACAACAACTATAGTAAGTTATACCAATAGTACAACAGGGGCATTAAGTACACCCGGTACCGTAAATAGCAATATTTACACTTACATTACTAGTGGAAGTGGAAGTACATGGCAAACTGCAACTAATATTGGTACAAACTATACTGTAAGTTCAACAACAATTACAGGTACCGACAATTTAATTACATTAAGTACTGTCAATAATATTAGCATTGGTAATCAAATTACATTTACAACACCTAGTGGTGGAACAGCATTAGGTAATCTAGTAACTGGTACTACATATTATATTACTAATGTAAATTCTAGTACAAAACAAATTACAGTAAGTGCTACACCTGGTGGAAATTCATTTACAACTGGTACTGTTGGAACTGGTTTAATGACATTCTACTGTCCAGGATATACTTATGGCAGTTCTATAACTAGTACTGGTTTTGTTAGTAAGACATATAATTCTGGTAATAACAATTATAGTATTGTATTAAGTTTCTTAACAACTACAGCACCAACAACTAATGCTTGGTTCTATGTAGCAGGTAACAGCAACAGTTTGTACAATGGTTATTTTCAATGTAGCTCAAGTAGTACTACTAGTATTACATTAACCTATCCATATGATCCTGGTATATATGGAACTACTTACACTACAACTACTACAATAACACCTGAGGTAACTAGTGCAAGTTCTACAGCATTAGGATTAAGTAAACCATTTAGTCTTACAACAAGTTCAACATTACGTTTAGGTTATCCTGCAGCTAGTTCAGGACAAATTACTGTTAAGATTTCAACTACTCGTGCTACAGGTCACGACTTTTTGAATATTGGTACTGGCGGTTACAATACCAGTAACTACCCAACACAAATTTACGGTAATCCTGCTATTGCTGAAATTTCAAGTCAGCAAATTTTAGAAGAAACTACTGGTCGTGTGTTTTATGTAACAACAGACGAAAACGGTATTTTCCGTGTGGGTCGATTCTTTACAGTTGACCAAGGTACCGGTACTGTTACATTCTCAGCATCAATTGCCTTAAGTAACTTAGACGGTCTAGGATTTAAGAAAGGTGTAGTTGTTAGTTCATTTAGTACAGATGGAACTATGGCTGAAAATGCAAGTGATGTTATTCCAGTACAAAGTGCAATTCGAAGTTATATCGATAGTCGTTTAGGATTGACACACAATGGAAGTTTAACTCCTCTGGTCAACTTAATTGGTCCTGGATTCTTGGCATTAGACGGAAGTCTAAGTATGAAAGGTAATATTAATGCTGCAGGCTTTACAGTTAGTAATCTTGCTACACCAGTGTATACTACCGATGCAGCTAATAAAGTTTATGTTGATGGCAAAGTTACATTATTCAATGCTTTAAGTAAACTAAGTGATGTGTTAATTGCATCACCGATTCAAAATAATTTGTTAGCGTACAATGGTACAACATGGGTTAATGCTAGTACTGGCGGCGCAAGTAATATTACTATAACTTATGTGGGAACTAATATTGTTGCTACAATCAATAGTAGTACTATTACTAATTCAATGATTAGCTCATCGGCCGCTATTGCTCAAAGCAAATTGTCATTAAATGTTGCCAAAGGACTAGCAACAGGAACTAGTGGAAGTGGAACAGCAGGCGCTATTGTGCAGGCAGATTTAGGATTAAGTGTTTACAACAATAATGTGTTTAATGTAAGCGCTACTGGTTTTGTCGATTTGTTAACTAGTTCTAGTTCAACTACAGGTGTACCATTAACAGCTATTACACAAATTGCTACTGGAACATTGTTGGGTAACAGAAGTGGTAGTGCAACAAGTCCAACAACTGTTACTCCTGCACAAGTAGTTAGTGATGCTGGCGGTATTGTAAACACTTCGTTTAATTCAAGCGGTATAATGACTATAACTTACAATGGTGTTAGCACAGCTGGTAATACTTATAGTGTAACACCAGTTAGCGTAAGTAATGCCGTAAGCAGTATTGTAAAATCTGGAGCTGATAAGAGTGTTGATGTTGGCAGTTTAAAAGTTTCTACTTACACAGCATTAACTGTAAGTGGAACTACATTAAATTTTAGTACACCCGGCGCAAGTACTGGTACAACATACTTTATGACTAGTACGGGTACAACTACTAGTAATACAGTTACAACAATGTACGGTGCTGTCGATCATACTAATGGTACATTACTTGCTAAAAACTTGTTTACTAATAGTACAGATAATACTGTTAAAGGCAGCATACAAGGTAATTGGCAAGTTCAAAGCGGTAGTTATATCGATTTGTATACATATGGTGGAACATTATTAAGTAGTACATTAACAACAGGTAGTGGAACTAATGCAGGTACTATTACAGGTACTTGGACATTAAGCGGAACTGGAACACAACTTCAAGCTACGTATAGCGACTTAGCTGAATGGTATACAGCTGATGCAGAATACGAACCTGGTACAGTATTAGTATTTGGAGGTGATGCAGAAACTACAACTACTACAACAATTAATGACACACGTTGTGCTGGTATTGTAACAACAGATCCGGCATATACTATGAATAGTCAACTAAAAGGAACTAGGGCGTGTCTTGCACTTGCAGGTCGTGTACCATGTAAAGTTGTAGGACGGGTGAAGAAAGGAGATATCTTAACTACAAGTGCTACTCCTGGATATGCCGTACGTGCTGCAACTCCTACTTTAGGTGCTATTGTTGGCAAAGCATTAGAAGATAAGGACTACGGCGAAGCTGGAGTCATTGAAGTTGCTGTAGGGAGAGCATAATGACTCAACAAAATATAAACATCGGCGCAACACCAAATGCTACAGGTGCAGATACTATTCGTGTAGCATTTGGTAAGGTAAATGCAAATTTTGCTGATTTATACCCGCAAATTGTGCCTACTCACAGTACTGGTAAAACAGGCGATATAGCAGGAATGGTTGCGTTTGATTCTGTATATTTTTACTACTGCACAGCATCGTATGACGGTACTACTAATATTTGGAAGAGGCACACGTATGATGCTGGAACATGGTAAATACTAAAAGAGACTGCAAATGACAATACAAACAATCAATTTAGGTAGCTATGCTAATGACGGCACAGGTGACGATTTACGCACCGCATTTACTAAGGTAAACAGTAACTTTGCTGTTCTTAATGCTGAGGCAGCAATTAGTACTGCTGTTAACTTAGGTTCTGGAACTGGAGTATTTGCCGATAAAAACGGTATTAATTTAGAATTTAAAACATTAACTAGTACAGGAAATACAGTAACAATATCAACTGATGCAAGCACAGTTAATTTAGAAGCAAAGACTATACTAATTAACGATTCAACTCCTACACTAAACAATAATTTAAATTTAAATGGTCATCATACGTTCGGTGGTGATATACAAAATACCATATATGGTCAAGATCCAAATATAGCTGCAGGTTTATTTTCTGCAATGGTTCCTACTACCAATCTTATTGCAGATTTTGGTTCTGTTACTTACCCAACTGGCTGGCAAAGAAATAGCAGAGGTTATACTGTAGATTTTAATGGAACTGGAGTATTAAGTGGTATTACTAATCCTCCAAACAATGATTATGATTTTGGCGAGTTTGGGCAAACTTCACTATCTGTAGGAGGTCATTTTTTAACTTTAGGTGTTAGCCTTACTACCGCAGGTACTAATAATATCACATTAACATCTACTGGTGTTACCAATGTAACACTGCCTACTAGCGGTATTTTAACAACTACTGCCAGTACATTAAACCAATTTGCAAATACAAGTAGTAGTCAGTTGCTGTCTATAATACCCGATGCTACTGGAACTGGATATGCTGTTTTTAATGCAAATCCTATATTGACAGGAACTACTACCGCAACTAATTTATCACTAAGCGGATATTTATATGCTTCTGGAAATTTTGCCATCAATGGTTCAGTATTTGAAATCAATGCAACTAATGGTAATGTAACTTTTCAAGATGGCACAATACAAAATACCGCATGGCCTAGTACATCCGGCACAAAAAGTTCAAATTCAACAGGTACTATTGGACAAATTTCATGGGATACCAACTACATTTATGTTTGTACAGCACCTAATACTTGGAAAAGATCACCATTAACCGGCGGTTATTAAAATGTTAAATGTTTGGACACAACCTAGCGGGTATTCATTTGGAACTCTGCAAGAACAGCAATCTGTTACGTTGGCATTACCAGTATCAAACAGCAGAGGTATTACTTTTACAATTATATCAGGAAATTTGCCCGATGGCATATTTTTAATAGGCAGTAATCTTACAGGTGCACCACTAGCAGTAGCTAATCAAACAACTTATACATTCTGTATAAGAGCATCCGATGGTATTAGTATATCCGATAGAACATTTACAATCAGTGTTTACGGTTATAATCCTCCGACATTTATAACTCCTGCAGGATCATTGCCCTTAGGGCCAAGTAAACAATTTTATACACCAGATCAAACTTATATCAATTATCAAATAGAAGTTTCCGATTTAAATGTTGCTTCAGGTGCAACTCTAACATTTTATATTGCCGACGGTGACGGCATTCTTCCGCCAGGATTATCTTTAAATTCTTCAGGTCTCATTAGTGGTTACATCGAACCTTCTCCTCAGATTACCGTCAATGACGGTGTTGGAAATTTCGACGAACAGGGTTATGACAAGGGAGTATTTGATTTTGGTTTAAGATCGACTAATGGTTTTGACAGCTACCAATACGACGATGTAATTTTTGATTATTTTACACCTTCAGTAGTCACACAAACATTAAGTTTAAATTATCAATTTAAAGTCACAGTAACTGATGGTACTAATTATAGTCAAAGAATTTTTAAAATATTTGTTACCGGAACTGATGAATTTAGAGCAGATAGTATTACACTAGACGGTCAAGCTGACGAATTCACAGCCGATTCAACATATTTGAGACGTCCAGTGTGGTTAACTGATAGTAATTTAGGAATATTTAGATCAAATAACTATATAACAATTCCTGTTGCATTATATGACAATAGAAACGTAGAATTCAGATTAGAGACCACAAATGAAGAAGTATATGCTGTTGCATATCAAATGTTAATAACTGATAATATTTTAGGTAGTACGTCTGTTACTGTTCAAGATTTATCAAGTATTCCAGTAATAGGACAATTTTTTACATTAGATAATTATATAAATTCTGCTGATAATACTATCTATACAATAACAGGAGTAACACAATTAACTCCTACTCGTTATAGATTAGCACTGTCAAGTGCATTATTAATTTCTATTCCTAATAATACTTATTTTTATATAGGAAGTTTAAGTAAACTACCATTAGGTTTAAATTTTGATCCTGTATCAGGTGATCTCTACGGACTAGTACCTTATCAACCAAGTGTTACTAAAAATTATAAATTTACTATTACAGCCAGTAGACCTGGCGATAATAATAGTGAAGTTATATCTGCTAGTAGAGTATTTAATATTACAATATTAGGAAGTATTAACAGTGTTATAACCTGGAGCTCTCCTAGTAATTTAGGATCTATACCAGCCGATTATATATGTACATTGAATCTATTGGCTACTACTAGTGTACCAGATGCCATTGTTACGTATAATTTAACGGCAGGATCTTTACCACCAGGACTTAAATTGAACGGCGATGGCGAGATTTTAGGAATTCCAAATCAGTTTGATGATCTAGTAAATAATTTGCCAGGGTTGTTAACCATTGACAGATCACAAACTACATTCGATGCTGGTAAGACAACTTACGATAGAACATATACATTTACTGTTGAAGCAGCCGATCAATATGCCTATAGTGCAATTGATAAAACATTTACTCTAACTATCACTACTCCGAATACTACAATTTACAATAATATTACAGCAAGACCATTTTTGATCCCTGCCCAAAGAGCATTGTTTAGCAGTTTTATAAACAACAGTACAGTATTCACGCCATCCAGCATTTATAGACCAGAAGATCCAAATTTTGGAGTACAAACTAATTTATCTATATTAATATACGCAGGAATACAAAATTTATATGCTTCTGCATATGTTAGTGCTATGACGTTAAACAATAAAAAGAAACGTTTTCAATTTGGAAGCATCGAGAAAGCTGTGGCATTTGATCCTATATCTAATGTTCCAGTCTACGAAGTAGTTTACATACAAATGCTAGATCCTATGGAGCCAAATGGAAAACATTTACCCTTATCTATTAAAACTAGTAGTAATGCTCCTGAAACAATTACTGTAGATAATAGTTTAAATTTTTACAAAAACGATTTAACTACACTTACTTTAGATGCGCCCGATAGTAGAAGAAATGATTACAATATTACTGTAGATAGTACAGGGTACGAAGCTAGTAATCCAAATACAGATACATATTTTCCTAGTAGTATTTCTAATTGGCAAAAGAGACTAAGCAATGCCGGAGCAACAGAGCGTAATTATTTGCCTCTATGGATGAGAAGTATACAATCCGGACAAAAAGCCCAATTAGGGTATGTACTAGCTATTCCATTGTGTTTTTGTAAACCAGGAACAGCAGACAAAATTATAACAAATATCAAATTTAATGGGTTTAATTTTAGCCAATTAGACTATACTGTAGACAGATTCACATTGACTTCTCTGTCAGGGTACAGCAACGATAAATATCTAATATTCAAAGACAATAGGATAACCGTATGACCAGCGCAATAATTACATCAACAATTAATACTGCTTACCCAGTAGCAGGACAGGATAATAATAGTCAAGGATTTCGTGACAATTTCACAGCTATTAAAACTGGATTAGCCGAAGCGGCTACTGAAATTTCAGCTTTGCAGGCAAATGGTATCAATGTTACATCTGCTACAAATTCTTTACAAGGATCAACATTAACTAACGGTTCCTACAGTCAATTTTATCCTCAAGCAGATAATTTAGGAACTATCGGCACTTCAACTACTATCGATTTAAATAACGGGTCAGTTCAATACGGAACTATCAATACATCTGGACTTACGCTAACTTTTGCAAATTGGCCAACAACTGGGTTTGGTACTATAAAACTTATTCTTAAATTTACACAAGCTGCGACAACAACAACTACACTTAGTACTACTAATTCAGGAAAACTAGTAGTAGATAGTTCATGGTCCGGCAGTGTGTTTACCCAATCGGGTGGTGTTGGTTCAAATGTACAAATTGTGTATCCTTATCCAGGTACTAATAATATGTATGTAATTGATGCATTTAGTTATGATGCAGGTAGCCACGTATATTTAAAAGTATCTGGAACTTATTCGAGTAGTATATAATGCATCCATTAGCCGGCAGTTTTGCAGAACTTAAAGATAGTGAAATCGAAGCTAAGGTTGCAGATCTCACTAACAAATATTTTATGACTTATAATACCGATGTCAAAACTCAAATTGGCATGTTGTTAGAGTCGTACAAAGAAGAACTTAGTACCCGTCGCAGATTGGCATTGGAAAAATTAATGAAATCGAGTGAGAAAAACATTGACAAATTAATTAAAGTCAATTAAAATATAGGCTATGCGCCTAGATAAATTCGGTAATCCTATTTTTAATACACAAGATATATTTAAATTCCTGTATCAAGGAAAGCTAACCAACCTCAAGGATCTTACGGTAGATTATACCGAAGAGATTAATGAGTTGGAGCAAGTTGCGGGTTTTACATTTCGAAGATTCAACGAACAATTAGAATCAATTGACATCACAGATTTCGATAGTGCATTGCAAAGCGATTGGTTTATGCCTAACGAATACAGAGATTTTGATGTAGAAGATTGGTGTATTAAAAAATGTACAACCAAAGAACAAATTGCCAGAGTAACAGCTGAAATGGCTGCTTATAAAGATCGCGGAATGATTCCATTATTGCAATGGACTAAACATTTTGTAGATACTTGCAATGAAAATGGTATTGTTTGGGGAGTCGGTCGTGGATCGAGCGTAGCTAGCTTTGTACTATATTTGTTAGGCGTACATCAAATAGATTCGGTCAAATATAATTTAGACTGGCAGGAATTTTTGAGATAAGTAGTAGTATAATTCAAGGAGAATTAAATGGGACAAACTTACAAAACAGCTCGTGGCAAAGTAATTGACATGGGCAAAATGGTTAATCAAAATGAATTAACCCCAGCTGTAGGTAACGCTAAAGTTAATGCTCGTGGTGATAAACTAGGGCCAGGTGGTAAAATTATTCAACGTAGAGAGGAAATCGTTTCACAAAATATTAGTCCGATTCCTAATCAAAATAATGTTCCTGCTGCACAGCCTGCACCCGTATCGGTGTCTGTTAAAAAAGATATTGCATCAATGGATCCGGAAGGAAACGAGTAATGGCAGAATCAAAAGGTATAGGACACGAGGGTATTAAACCTAAAGTATACGGAAAACTTATCCCTATACGCGACAACGTTCTTGTTACTGATATGGAATTTGGCGAACGAAAACTTGGTATGTTTGTACTACCAAGTGATGATGGTAAAAGCGAAGGAGTTCGCCATCGGTGGGCACGAGTTTGGGCTGTTGGTCCAAAACAAAAAGATGTTAAAGTCGGTGAATGGATTCTGTTAGAGCACGGCCGATGGACTCGTGGTGTCACGGTGGTAGAAGATGATGGCAATGAAATTACGATCCGTCGAGCAGATATTAAAGCAATTTTGATGGTTAGCGATGACAAACCAGATGAAAAATATATGAATACCTATGGCGGACATTCAAAAATACAGCATCAAGAATGGGATCCTGCGCAATTTGCCGGGCCGCAATTTTAAAATTAATTTTACCAAACAATTACAGGACTATTGACTAGTCCTGTTTTTATCTGTATAATAAAGAAAACTAAGGAATTCTATGAAAGAACTGTGGGTAGAAAAATATCGTCCTAAGACAGTGGATGGTTATGTATTTCGCGATGCTCATCAACGGGCACAAGTACAAACATGGATTAAAGAAAAATCAATTCCGCATTTACTATTCAGCGGTAGTGCTGGCATCGGAAAAACTACTTTAGCTAAAGTGCTGTTTCATGAACTAGAAGTAAATGATTTAGATATATTAGAAATTAACGCAAGTCGTACAAATAGTGTAGATGATGTTAGAGATAAAATTGTAAATTTTGTACAAATGATTCCGTTTGGCGATTTCAAAGTAGTTTTGTTAGATGAGGCAGATTATTTGAGTCCTAATGCACAAGGCGCACTTCGCGGAGTTATGGAGGAATATCATACTACAGCAAGGTTTGTGCTAACTTGTAACTATCCTAATAAAATTATTCCTGCTATCCATAGTAGATGTCAAGGATTTCATGTAGCTAAAACTGATCAAACTGAGTTTACTGCAAGAGCAGCCGAGATTCTTATTTCAGAAAATATTCAATTTGAAATCGATACATTAGATAGTTTTGTCAAAGCAACATACCCAGATCTAAGAAAATGTATCAACACTATACAAATGAATTCCAGCGAAGGTATTCTGAATGCTCCGCAAGTAGGTGATACCAATGAAGCCGATTATAAATTTAAAATGGTTGAATTGTTTAAAGCTGGTAAGATCAGTGATGCACGTAAACTACTATGCAGTCAAGCTCGTCCAGAAGAAATGGACGAAATATACCGCTGGTTATACGACAATGTTGAAATTTTTGGCGACGAAGCAAATCAAAATAAAGCTATTTTAATCATCAAACAAGGGTTAGTAGATCATACACTAGTTATTGATCCAGAAATTAATTTGTCTGCAACATTGATTAGATTAGGAAACTTATAAAAAAAGGCCCTGCAGGGCCTTTTTTAATGACTATCTAAAGTATTGCTACTTTATTCTCCATAAACCGCTAACACCTCCTTCACGGCATTATGGCGTTCGATGTCACGAGCATCGAATCGAACGATATCGATGTGCTCTAAATATTCTTTTGATTCTAACAGATTACAAAAATCAATCAGACCATTATCGCTCAATCGGTCTGCTTGTGCCAAGTCTCCTGTCACTACCATCTTAGACCCTTCTCCTAAACGGGTCAGTAGCATTTTCATTTGATTTACTGTGGCATTTTGCATTTCATCTGCTATAATGTATGCGTTCTTAAATGTGCGTCCACGCATATACGCTAATGGGCTTATTTCGATAACACCTTCCTCTAACATTTTTTCAATATCCTTTTTTTGATAATACTCGGATAAGACGTCAAATATAGGACGAGTCCATGGTGCCATTTTTTCGTTTAATGTACCTGGTAAAAATCCTAAATCTTCGTCGACTGAGACGGCGGGTCTTGTCACAACGATTTTTTCAACTAGACCTTCCTGAAACAATTTAATTCCGTATTGTACAGCCAACATGGTTTTACCCGTGCCAGCAGGACCAATAGCAAGTACTATGCTAGTGTGCTCCGCATACAATTTTGAGAGGTAGAGTTTCTGATTAGCATTACGTGCATTAATACTCACACGTTGCTTTTTTGCCGGAAGATACGGCTGGAAATCAATTATGTTAACTTCTGATGTAAAACGCTTTTTCACTCGTTGTTTACTCATTAAAGTTGCTCCTACTTTTATGAAAAAGTAAGACTTGTAGTGACCGCCTATGATAACTACAGAGGTCCTACACTATTATTTAACGAATATATAGAATAATAAAGTGATATGTTATGATTTCAAACCAGCTAAATAAGTACAGAAGCTTCTGGAAACCACAATTATGTACCACGATATTTTAGATGTTATTAAAAACATAGAAGAGTTATATGAAAATAACAGCAGTCTCGCTGTTTTAAAAGATTTTGAAAGAGTTCTAGAAGAGACCGATGTTTATGTATACGAAAATTGGGAAGAAGGCGAATTAGCGTATGGTCCTAAAGTAGATCGTCATTGGATTACAGCAGGATTCATGTGGGAAGCTAGTAAAATGCCTAACCCGATAGCTGGAAAAAGACTAACAGAATTAGGTTGCAAAGTTACCTACCAGAAAAGCCATTTAATAGAACCACGTAAAATACGTACTCCCGAGGATATTCGTCCTAATACTAAAAAAGGAAAATTAGATCGCAAGCCTATTTGGATTGTAGAAATTACAATGCCAAAGAAAGTAGCTTTTGATATCTACAAAGGCTATATGGAAAAAATGAAGCACGATTATAAAGATCAATCAGCTACACTAACTGACTCAGCTACACCTCCTGGAGGACCAGCACAACCACAAGCGCCGGCGGCGCCAGCAGCTCCAGCAGCAGCTCCAGCAGCTCCAGCAGCTCCAGCAGGAGGAGCATAAGCATGAGCCTAACTGAAGCATTACGCAAAGATGATCTTAGAGATTTAGTAAAAAAAGTCTTTGATATCGACAGTTATAAAAGCAAAATTGGCAATGATGAAGATGTTGTAGTATTGAGTTTTACTGTTGATCATCAAGATCCAGCTAAAGATCTTGAAAATTTCTTTGAAATGGGTTATAACTTTATTTTAGATGCAGATTGTACACCTGGCGAAATGGATGACGGTAAGTATCGTGTATTTGTAGAGTTAGAAAGATCAAGAAGAGTAGCTGAACAAATTTCAGAAATAGTCGAAGGTGTAATGAAAATCACAGGCTTGGAAGAGATGCGTTTTAGATATTTTAAAAATTTTAAAAGCGAACCTGCTACATTAGAAAAATTAGAAGAAATTGTTCCTAAAGACAAAAATAGTTATAAAGCAGCTACTAAAGAAACTAATTTAAATAATTTTAGCAATTTTTTTAAAAATAGTTATGCCGATACATTAAGTGTCATTGACGAAAGTATTAGTTTTACCAGACCATATAGCGGAACTGTAACATTTAAAATATTAAATAGTGGTAACAAAAAAGAAATTTACGACAGCATTAAAGGTCCTATCGTACTAGAAGGTAAGGATATGGCAGAAGTTATGTTTTTAACTAAAGTAATCGGTAATTATAATATTACTAAAATTAGCGATACATTTATATTTGAAAATACTAACTGGGCTGTTGCACTTAAAAGGATACAATAATGGCAGATTTTACATTTGATTTTAGTTTAGAAAAGTGTACAGCGATTCTACAAAATAACCCATATAGCGAACATTGGCATGAAGCATTATGCAAAATTTTGCCTGATTACGATATTAATACTTTAGAACGTGTAGCATGTTTCATGGGGCAAACAATGGTTGAAAGTGCCGGCTACAGAGCTATTATCGAAAATTTAAATTACAAACCAGAAACATTGATGAAAGTTTGGCCGCACTATTTTCCAACAATGGATATTGCTAATCAATATGGCCATCATCCTGAGCAAATTGCTAACCGTGCGTATGCTAATCGTATGGGAAATGGGCCAGAAGAATCAGGCGACGGCTGGAAGTTTTGCGGACGTGGATTAATTCAGCTTACTGGCAAAAGCAATTATCAAAAATTTGCTGAAAGTATTGATACACCGTTAGAAGATATTCCTGAATTTTTAACAACATTCGAAGGATGTGTACAAAGTGCTTGCTGGTTTTGGGAAGCTAACAATTTGAATGACCTGGCAGACAAAGGCGATGTTCTTGGGTTAACTAAAAAGATTAACGGCGGAACATTGGGTCTCAACGAACGTCAGCAACATACAAGTAATGCACATTCAGTGTTAATGGGTTAAAAAAATGTTTAGTTGGTTATTAGAGCAAATATTAGGAAATTTACCTTCATGGTTATGGCCAGCAATAGCGGGTGCAGGTGCAACTGTTTACTTTACTGCAAATATATTAGGAAATTTTCCTAATTTTAAACCATATGCATTGTTTATTAAACCAGTTAGTTTTGTTATAATTATAGCAAGTGTGTTTATGTACGGTGGTGCAGGTGTTACCGAAATATTGCAAGCACAAATTAAAGAACAACAAGCTAAAATTGCTGTAGCACAACAAGCTAGTTCAGATGCTAATACTGCTGTACAAACAAAAATAGTCACTCATACAAAAGTTATACACGACACACAAATAGTATACCAAGAAAAAATTAAAGAAGTTGAAAAACGCATCGACGCAGACTGTAAAATTGATCCAGAGGCCATTACTATTTTAAATGGTGCGGCTAAGAATCCTCTAGGAGCGACTAAATGAAAAAAATATTAGTCGCCTCATTAATTGTATTTCTGAACGGGTGTTCTAGTGTTACTGGACCTAAAATGACTATGTCATGGCCGGATACTCCGCCAGATCTTAAAACGGCTTGTCCAGATCTAAATCAAGTAGATGCTTCTACAACAAAACTAAGCGATGCGTTGAATGTTATTACAGTCAATTACAGTCAATATTATCTTTGCAAAGACCGTGTAGATAACTGGTTAGATTGGTATAATACTCAACAAAAAATATTTAACAGCGTGAAATAAATACGTATATAACAGCCAAAAGGAGCGAACTATGGCAGAAGAAAAAGACGGCGGTGGAGCAGAATGGATGCAAAAACTATGGCGTCCAGCAATGGGTTGGATGTACATGTTAATCTGTATGGCCGACATGATAGTATTCCCAGTACTATGGGCATTATGGCAAGGCATTAATCATGTACCTATTACACAATGGAATCCACTGACACTTCAAGGTGCTGGTCTGTTTCATATTGCTATGGGTGCGGTATTAGGTATTAGCGCATTTGGTCGTACACAAGAAAAACTAGCAGGTACAGCAGCCAATCCAACTTCTACAAACCAAACAATTACTAACAATCAAAATATGTCAGGCAATGTAGCTGGCGGCTTTGGTAGTGGTCAAGGCGGTATGGGCGGAGGATTTGGAGGTTCAACAGGAGGATTCGGCGGTGGAAACAACTCATCATTTGGCGGGGCTCCAGCATTTGGCGCACCTGCGGCAGGAGGATTCGGTTCCTCAACCGGCGGTTTTGGTTCAACACCAACATCTACAGGCGGCTTTGGAAGCACACCTGCAACAACAACATCCGCAACGACACCAGGAGGTTTTGGATCGGGTTTTAATAGCGGGTCAGGAACAACACCCGCAACTACACCAGCGCTAACATCATCTGGTAAAAAAGTTGTTCCATCATTTGATCAACCACCATTATAAGGAAAATAAAATGAAAAAATTATTAGCACTACTTATCGTAGCTG